ATTAACAAAGGTGTTGACAATGTGGTGTTGTTTGAATTCATCAATCAAGATGAAAAACCTGTAAACATCACCGGCAGCGCACTGACATTCAGAATTGTCAGTCAAAACGGCGCAGAAGTACTGGCACAAAAAGACATGGTCATTATCAATGCTGCTTATGGTCGTGCCAAAGTAACACTGACTCCAGCTGATCTGGATGTTGTACAGGCACAGCCAGCAGGCTACAGTATTGTGCGAGCCAGTGGCAATCTAACAGAAGCAGTGTTTACTGATGCTCAAGCTGGCGCTAGAGCACCAGTTGACATTGTAGACAGCGTATATCCAGAGTTTGTGCCCAGTGTTGAATTAACAATTCCCACTGTTAATCTGTCAGCGCAGACCAGTTATGGTGGCAGCAGTGGATCACAATATCCAGATTGGGCCCTGCAGGCCGGTCAATTCATCGGATCAACCACACCGTATCAGAGCACTGAATATTTCAGCAGTCAGATTGAACCCATGGGCCCAGTGACCAGCATACAGATGGACCTGATTGGCTACACCGGCACTATCAAAGCACAGGCAGCAGAAACATATCAAAGCATCTGGTACAATGTGACACCGTCTACACAGTACTTGAATGCAACCGAAACTATTCATATGACAGTGATTGGATGGCATCCCTTGTTGCGCCTGTGTTTCAACAACAGTGTGACCACCACTGGCATCAACGGAACAAACTTTGGAGTGGCAGCCACAGCCAATGCTGTGGTAACTGACGGAGTTGTCACCAGTGTATCTATTACCAACCCTGGATTCGGCTACCAAGCTCCACCGCTGATTACATTTGTGGGCAATGGTGCAGGCGCCACTGCAACATCCACCATCGGAGAAAATGGCATTGTGACTGATATCAATTTGGTGTCAGGCGGCTCAGGATATCGTCCAAATCCCTACACCATGCTGTCAATTGCTGTGATAGTGTCCACTGGGTATGTGGAAAATATAAAATACCGTTAAACCAAAACAAGTTGATTGTTGCAGTAAAACATGTTATAATACTAACATGATTGATGTGTTGGCATTTTTACCTGCAAAAAGAAAACAGTCTAGTTCTGGATGGCTCAGTTTCAATGCACCCTGTTGCGTACACAACGGCAACACACCAGATCGCAGAAGCAGAGGCGGCATTAAACTTTCCGAACAAGGCTGGAGTTATCACTGCTTCAACTGTGGATACACTGCAAGTTTCATACTGGGACGCAATATCAGTTTCAAAGCACGTCGACTGCTTGAATGGTTAGGCGTTCCAGAAAACGACATCAATCAAATCAATCTTGAAAGCATGCGCCATCGCAGCATGGAAGGCATGCTGGAGGATCGTCAGCGTGTGTGGAACCAGTTGGCACCAATAGAATTCAAAGAAGCAGATCTTCCTGATTTTGTAGATTTTGTAACACCCGATACTCCTAAAGAATGGGCATACCTACAAAGCAGACATGTGCCAGAAGATTATCCTGTAATGGTAGTACAGCCGGGTTTCAGGGAAGGTGTTGTAGTGCCATTCACATACAACAACCGAGTTGTAGGCAGTACAATACGATTTTTAGACAATCGTAATCCACGCTACATCAATGACATGCCCCGGGGCTATGTGTTTGGCATGGATCTACAGCAAACAGGATGGCAACATGTGATTGTGACCGAAGGCATCTTTGATGCGTTATGCATTGGTGGGCTGGCAGTGATGCACAATGAGATAAGTGACGAGCAGGTAAGATTGATACGCAGTTTAGGTCGCGATGTCACAGTGGTGCCGGATCAAGATTCAGCAGGACTTGCACTGATAGACCGTGCAGTAGAGTTGGGGTGGGCAGTGAGTATTCCTGATTGGCCAGACCAAGTAAAAGACGTCAATGACGCTGTGAAACTGTGGGGAAAGCTGCCAACCTTGCTAACTATACTGCAATCAAGAGAGACAAGTAAGATAAAAATTGAGTTGCGGAAACGACAACTTGAAAAGAAAATCAACAGACCAAGAGAACTACTAGATGCTTAAAGAATACGGATTAGATGTACAGAGATTGTTTCTGGAAATGATGCTGGAAGATGCTGCCAGCTATGTGCGGGTACAGAACATTTATAATCCGGCCAACTTTGATCGCAGTCTAAGACCAGCAGCAGAGTTCATCAAAGAGCATTCTGAAAAACACAAGACCTTGCCGGATCGCACACAAATCTCGGCCACAACCGGAGTTAAACTGGCCGCAGTGCCAGACCTGAACGAAGGACACTACGAGTGGTTCATGACTGAGTTTGAAGCGTTTACTAGACGTCAAGAACTTGAGCGGGCCATTTTAAAAAGTGCTGACCTATTGGAAAAAGGCGAGTATGATCCTGTAGAAAAACTGATCAAAGATGCAGTACAGATCAGTCTAACAAAAGACATGGGCACTGATTACTTTGCTGATCCTGCTGCTCGAATTAATCGATACTTCAATTCAGGTGGACAAGTAAGCACAGGTTGGCCACAAGTGGACAAGTTGTTGTATGGTGGATTCAGTCGTGGCGAACTGAACATTTTTGCCGGTGGCTCAGGATCAGGCAAAAGTTTGGTAATGATGAACATTGCATTGAACTGGTTACAGCAAGGACTTTCGGGTGTGTATATCAGTCTTGAATTGAGTGAAGAACTTACCAGTTTGAGAACTGACGCCATGTTGACCAACATGAGTACCAAGGACATTCGCAAGGATATTGATACAGCAACATTAAAAGTCAAAATGACTGGTAAGAAGTTTGGTCAGTATCGCGTCAAGGCCTTGCCGGCACAGAGCAACATCAACGACATTAGAAGTTACATCAAAGAAGTACAGATACAAACTGGTATCCGTGTGGATTTTATCATGTGCGACTATCTGGACCTGCTGATGCCGGTCAGTGCCAAAGTCAGTCCCAACGACTTGTTTGTCAAAGACAAGTATGTGAGTGAAGAACTGCGCAACCTGGCCAAAGAATTGAATGTGTTGTTTGTAACAGCATCGCAGTTGAATCGATCGGCTGTGGAAGAAATTGAATTTGATCACAGTCACATATCCGGTGGTATCTCAAAGATCAACACAGCAGACAATGTGTTTGGTATCTTTACCAGTCGTGCCATGAAAGAACGCGGCAAGTATCAGATACAGTGTATGAAAAGTCGCAGCAGTACCGGTGTTGGACAAAAGGTCGATCTAGAGTACAACATTGACACCATGCGCATCACAGACAACGGCGGTGATGATGACAACAGCAGCGGATCCGTTAAAAAGCCCAGCATTTACGACAGCATCAAGCCGCAAAGTCGCATCAACAATCCAACAGAAAAGATTGACAGCGACACAGGCGAAATAAGCAAAATCACAGCAGATGTACAAAGTGCTAAACTAAAACAATTACTTGGACAAATCAAGCAGGCATGACCATTGACCATAATTTCTGGAGAGATCAGCAATTAAACGGATTTAAAAATCTCACTGGCACATGCACAATATTAGAGCAAGAATCGGTGATGTTAAATTTTGTAAAAACATGCACTGATGTGGTATGGCGGTGGGCAGCACCAGACACTAAATTTAAAAAAATATGTCAAGAGCATATTACGATCAACAACGACAAGTACAACGGTGTGATAATATTTGGTCCAGTACTGGAACAACAAACCACACAGTCATTGGTAAATACCATACAACAATTAACAAGTGAATGCGAATATGCTTATGTAGCAATCAATCGTTATGAAGTTGTACAGCATGATTTAAATATTACATTGTTCAATGAGATTAACGATAGTTTAGACACTATTATGCATCACTGCAATAATAAATTTAAAAGATTGCACACTTTTGATCAAGTCGACGGGAATCATATGGTCGCTGCACATCCAATGGACTGTTACGGATTATGCAAATAGTACCTGGTTATAGCACAGACTTTGGACCAATTCGTCTGATTCAGCAATTCAGATTATATCATTTGTCTCGCCCGGCTGTTAAAAAATGGCGTGCGACTCGTTACGGAATTCCGTATAAACTTGATTTTACTGATCGATGGATTCTGGACAATTTAAAAAATAATAAACTGGTAGCAGTTGATTGCGCCGGCTGGTATTTTCAAGAGTTTGATATCAACACAACTTGTTTAGAAAGTGATATGTTATCTAAACAATACTTTCCCGGGTGCTATGTTGAGCCTGATATTCTTACGCATCGCCCAACCTACATTCCAACAGATGAAACGATAGTTTTTAAATTTCCTTGGTTTTTAAAATATGCAACTTTAACTCAATTTGTAAATTTTTTAAACGTGTGGGTCAAATCTGTTACTGTAATAAATTTTTATCCTATTTTTATTCAACATAATCATTTGAAATTTACTTTAGACTCATTGGTGAAAGAACAAGTTAGTTTTGACATAAAGATTGTTAATCCAACTCTGTGGGTGGTCTCGCCATGACTCGGTGTGTGTTAATACAACACGGATTGACGGTTAGTCATGACGGTAGTAGATTTGGAACATGTTGTTACAATCAAACAGACCCCGCAACATATACATCTGACAGTGTTGACCCAGTTGGTTGCCGTGCTTGTATAGATCAGGAAAATAATAATATATTTTCCTATCGGCAAGGAGCCAATCAGATATACGGGCTAGAACACAATCATTCGTTGCCTATAGTAGTGGATGTATATCCTAATAGAAATTGTGATCTAGCTTGTAAAATCTGTGGATCTCATTCTAGCTCTACCTGGGCAAAACTTGAAAATGTTAAAATCAATTCAAATTTTAACATGAATTTTTCAGATTTTAAAACTAAATTTAATAAAATTGACCTATCACAGGTGCAAGAAATTAATTTTTCAGGTGGCGAGCCGTTTTTAAACAATAATGTTAAACAGTACATAGAACAATTGTCGGACCGATGTGATTTTTCTAAAATAACTTTACGACTTAGTACAAACGGATCACACAAACTAAATTCAAAACTAATAGATTTTTTCCTACAGTTTGCTTTAGTAAGGGTTCGATTTAGTTTAGATGATATCGGTACAGGACATGAATATCAACGTTGGCCATCGCGGTGGAACCAATGGGAAACCAACTGGAAGATTTTTTTAGAAGATATGCCACATACGGTCATGCCTGCTATAAATCGTACAATTGGATTACTTAATATTAATCGTTTGCACCTACTAGATAAATGGCACCAGCAACATCTGACTAGTAAATTTGGTGACCCTATTGAATTAATAGATCACTACGTATCTGGATCATACAGTCTTGACAACTTGCCAATGGCACTGAAAGAACACATTGGTCAACATCGGGAAGTTTACAGTCGGGCATGGGCTGCTGTTAAAAATAGGTCAACTATTACGGATCTCACCAATTTAAGACAAACAATTGTAAAACACGATCAGTTGCATAACACCTCGTTAAAAGAATTCAATCCAGATCTTTATAACATTATATTTTCATGAAAACAGTTATAGTATTTCGAGAAGGCCACAGCGGACACTATTTAAAGTCTATAATTTTAAATAGTAGTTTGCATGGTGTTGGATTCAGAATGTCTGAAAATCATAAAGCAAGTGGTATCACGCTGACCCATAACAACAATTATCAAGATCATACATTGGAATTTGATTTGGCATTAAGGATCTTGCCTACTAAAAAAATCTATTCAGCAATATATAATAACTTTATGAAAAAGCTAATAGACGAACAGTATTGTTTTACGGTATTAGACAATTGGCATGCTGATACAGTGTTTTGGTACGACCGTTGTTACCACAATATAATAGAATACCATGATTTGATCACAAAAGATATACAATCTAACTGTTATACAAATATTATTGATTTTGACCAATTGTTAGATAAAAACTATTTAAGTGATATTTTATACAAATATTTTCAAATTGAATTTGATGACAGCCGGGAAACTATTAGAAAAACATACGAAGGATTGCAGTTACCCGTAGAATTGGATCAAGACAGATCCAGTATGGAAGATATTGTAGATGTAATCGAAGACACACTATTACTAAAAAATCCGTGGTTTTTTACCTATTGCATACACAAATATGAATTAGCAAATAATTTTACATCTCAAAATAGACTATGGTCAATTAACAACATTGACCAACCGCCGACCAAACAATTATTACTGTCGTTAGCCGCGCAATATAGTTAATATTTAGATTTGATCTAATTGCCCATCCGATAAATAACACAAAGGTGTCAGGCCCAAAATGCAAAAGAAAACTAGAAGTTTGTTAGAAGAACTCGATTCAATGTACGTTGAGCGTGACAACCGCCATGTGATTGAAAACCGTGCCAGTAACATCATAGCCAGTGCCATACGCCTGCTAGAGCAGATTGACTCCATTTACGAGCCCGAAACTGCTAAGAATTTACAACGCAAATTGCTCAATGCCATCAACCTGCGTGACCCAGGCAAATTTACCAGAACCGTGAGAAAAACTGATGCAAATTCATGAACTGAGTCGTAGACGCCGCACAGACGAAGGTGTCTTTGACGTCGTTAAAGGTATCGGTAAGGCCGCAGGTTCTGCTCTCGGGGCTGCCACCGGCGTCACCAATCCCAATGCACAAGCAGCCTCTGCAGGAATTCTTGACCCTGCAAAAAAATTAGACGCAGTAAGAAAAAACAAGGACATGCAGAGAGTTGCTGCACAACTGGCCGCAGGATGGACTGCAGAAGCAACAAAACTAACTAAGGCACCAGCAGCTGGTGCAGCACCACTGCCCGAAGCAGTGGGCACATACAATAAAAAAACTGGCGCAGCAAATTTAGATGGTAAAACAATGACTTCATTGTCAGACTTGCCGCCTGCAATACAGCAACAGATACAAGCAAAACAACAAGCTGCTGTACCAGGCAGCGATGCTACACCAACATCTGCAGAACAAGATGCAGCCGATGCAAGAGTTGCAGCTTCTGGTGCAAGTCCCGAAGAAGTTGCAAAGCAACGAGCAGCTAGAGAACAAACAATAGCAGCCAGAACTTCGCGTACTGCACCAACGGTCAAAACAGCTGATCCATCCGTTGATCCAAGATTAAATCCAACTGCTAATCCAAGATTAAATCCAACTGCTAATCCGGCGATAAATCCAACTGCTAATCCGGCGATAAATCCAACTGCTAATCCGGCGATAAATCCAACTGCTAATCCGGCTGCCGCAACAACAACACCAACTAAACCTGGCGCACCACCGGGATTCAATGCTGCCAATGTAATGAAGATGCCAGGCATGCAGCCGGCTGGTAAGAAACCTGCACCTGCCTCTGCTGCAACGACACCCAAGCCCGGTGCCCCTCCTGGATTCAATGCTGCCAATGTGATGAAGATGCCGGGCATGCCCGGACAACCTGCAACACCCGGGTCAATAACACCCGGAGCAGCAGGAGGTGGTGCTGGACAGCCCGACGCAGTAACACCGCCTGCTGACCCGGCAGAAAAAGAATATTGGAACAAGTTTTTAGCATATGTAAATAAAAAAACCGCCATTAGAGATGCCAGCACTTATCAAATGATCGGGCTAGATCAAATTCAAAAGCAATCTGGATATAAAAATGAACTTGAAGCAGCCAAAGCCAAAATTTTACAAGCATACAAAGCCGGGCAAGATGTAACACCAGCAGCCACTGAATATATATTGACAGCAATGGCTGGCGCCCAACTGATATCTTCAAAAAATAGGGCCGGCGTGGAACTAGAACAGCCAGAAGTAGATCCAAACGATCCAGACGCTGCCGCAGGAGCCACAGGAGACAACGGTGCTGCCGCAGGCGGTGCAGCGCCTGGTACTGCGCCCGGTACTGCGCCCACTGCTGGTGGCAGAATTCTTGATACCGCAGGTGTACAAGGGCTATTCAAGTTGAACGGGGTTGATCCCGCACTGCTACCCAAACTTGGAACTGAATTAAGACGAGCCAGCGGAACCAACGCTGTGACCACAACTGGCAACGGCACAGTTGATAACATGCTGAAAGCATTGGGATTCAAAGTAACATGATATTAAAAGAAGGCGGCAATGTATTTAAAGATCAGAATGGTCGCATTCTGACTCAACGCATCAATCAAACAGACGTGAATCCCACCTTGGCCTGGTTGGAAATGCTGCTGCCGGGCCTGGATCTACAAAACAACAAACTGGGCTCAACTGGGCTAAAACCCACATCCGGTGACTTGGATATAGCAGTGGATGCCAATGTTGTCAGCAAAGACCAATTGGCTGCAAAACTGACTCAGTGGGCTCAGAGCCATGGTCTCAAACCCGAAGACTATGTGAAACGGTCCGGCATCAGTGTGCATTTTAAAACGCCCATCAATGGAAGACCCACAATGGGCTATGTGCAAACTGACTTTATGTTTTTGACCAATGTGCCATTCTCCAAGTTTGCGCTGACAGCCGCTGCTGACAGCAAGTACGGCGGATCTGATCGCAATGTGCTGATCAACAGCATAGCCAAAAGCATGGGTTACAAACTGAATCAAACTTCGGGCATTGCCGACCGCGCAACCAACAAAATTATCACAGATGATCCTGACAAGATTGCCAAGCTGTTGCTGAACAATCGTGCAACCAAAGAAGATTTGTACAGTGTAGAAACTATTGTGGCTGCATTGGAACAGGATCCCAAGCGTGATGCCAAGTTGGCAGATGCTAGAGATCACTTTGCTAAAAAAGGTGTGCCTTTTATGGAAAGCGATGAACCAGTGTACAAAGAATACACCGAAGTGGATTTTCTTGCACGCCTGCGTGATCGTATTGTGAATCAAGGCATGCAGGTCATTGTGGAAGGTGCAAAGGATGCCAGAATTGAACACTTAGAAGATCTAGTGTTTGAAAAAGGAACCCGGGGCATTCGTGAAGCAGTGGACATCATGCGACATGCTGCTGAAAATACTAGAGCAACTACCACTGTCAAGTGGGATGGAAAGCCCGCCATTATATTTGGACGCAAGCCTGACGGCACATTTGTGCTCACAGACAAAAGCGGATTCAGTGCCAAAGGCTACGACGGCTTGGCCACATCACCGGAGCATATTCAACAAATAATGGCCCTGCGCAAAGGTGACAGAACTGAACTGGTAGCTATCTATCAAAAGTTATTTCCTCTGTTACGGGCTGCCACTCCGGAAAACATGCGCGGCTATGTGCAAGGCGATCTGTTGTACACCAACACTCCGCCCGAAGTTGCTGGCGCATTTGTGTTCCAACCAAACTTTGTTGAATACAAGATACCTGCTGGTAGTCAGCTGGGGCAGCGTATTGCTGCCAGCGAAGTGGGTGTTGCAATTCACACCAGATACAAAGATCCTGACAGTTCGCCTACTGCAATTAAAAACATCGCACTGGATCCTGTTCCAGGATTGTTGTTGATTGAACCCAGTGTCAAAGACATTCAAAATATCGAACTCAATACTCAGTTGGTCAAGCAACTGAGTCAAATCATTTCTGTTCACGGCAAAGACATTGATGGATTGTTCAATCCTGCGGACCTTCGTTCAGCTGGTATCACTGACTTACCACAGTTATGCAAACGCTATATCAATTCTAGAATTACCAGCAACTACGACAACCTGCTGAATGGCTTTGGTGACTGGTTGCAGGCCAATGTGACACCACGCAAATTCAACAACATTGTGGAATATTTACAAAGCCCGCGATCCAACACCGACGGCATTACCGCAGCATTCGCAGCGTTCATGTTGTTGCACGATATCAAAACTGACATGTTGACACAGTTGGATCGTCAGCAGCCAGGCCAGGAAGGCTGGGTACTAGCAACACCAGCAGGCCGCGCCAAACTGGTGAATAGATTTGGATTCAGTGCAGGAAACCGTGCTCTAAACAACCCAGAACAAGCAGCCTAACCGGTAATTTTTCTCCAAATACATAAATAAAAGTAGGTCAACCAAGACCACATACTTTAGGAGATTTTAAAATGGCAAATATCACAACAGCAACGAACGGCACATACCAACCAGTATCCAACATGGACTCTGGAACAGTAGCATCTTCACCAGGTGCTGGTTATCCAACACCGTTAAACAGCGCAACCAGTGCTGTCACAGTTAACTTGGCTGGTCCAAAGTTAGACTTCTTCACAATCACTTTGGCAAGTTTGGCCACTAGTGGCGCAGTTTTGAATGCATGTATGCTTGCCATTCAAACCAAGGCCACTATTGCCATGTACGAAGTCACTGACGCTGGTACAGATACACTGGCTATTGCTGTGTATCCCACAGGCGCTTGGACCACTGCTACACTAGACACTGCCACTGGCGGTAGTACAGCAGCCACTGCAACATTCACAAACTAAGCAATTAGTTTTTGATACAAAAACCCTGGATTAAAACCCAGGGTTTTCTTTTGGCGTTAAATACTTCATTATGATGGTGAGCAAGATTACCGAAGTGACGATATTTGAAAGTCCAGATGGCGGCCGGACAGTGTATGCACGTCACCCAGGCGCACAGAATCGGTCACTGCATTATCAAGATCCCAAACTAAAACAAGAACTAGATGAATTAGAACACAAGCGCCGCTGGGCAGAAATATTTGAATCCCGGCACAACAATGTAGCACTCAATGAACTGTGCAGTAAAGTTGAAGTGCTG